TAAAATCTTTAAAGAAATATTATGAACTACCTTTTGCTAAAAAGAAAATACTTAAAGCAATAAAAGAAAATCTCGCAGAATAATAGAAAGTAGTATAATATAAATGCTAGGCTTTACATCCTTATCTGAGTCTTCAATATCGGAAAGCGCTGTGTCATTACAGGCCTTAGCTTTTCTTGTTAGTGTACCTTTGACTCATACTACTGCTGATTTACTATACACGGCACTTGCTAATGTAACTACAGCACTGGCTACATCTAATGGATTAGTAGGTTCTCTTCTTTATGATGGAGACTCCAATGTTAATATATCAAGTGTATCTTCTGCTATATCTCTAAACGCACTACAAGAAGTATTTGGTAAAGCTAACACAGCGTTAGACACAACATCTGTATACCTAACTATTTATGCTAATGATTTCTCTGATTTAGATGCTAAGGCACGTATATTTATTGCACCTGTATCATCAGCTTCACAGGCTACAGATTTGTTATACAATGCAGAGTCTAATATATCCATAAGTAGTATAGCTTCTCAGGTACTAGTCAGCGATGTTGATTATGATGCAAAAGCAGTTAATAACTCTCAGAGTGTTTTAGGTACATCTTCTATAACACCTATTACTACTACTGCTGTTAGATTTGATTATGATGCAAATGATTATGAAACCTCAAGAACATATTACCTAAATACACAAGATCAAAATAGAACCGTCATTATAAGATAACAGGACTAATAAATGTATAAGTGGCCAGATAAAGATAAAGACGAGATACTTGACTATAGTATAGACTGGTCACGCTTCTTGGGTGACGACACTATTGCTGGTGTTACATGGTCGTTTACTGGCCCAACTACACCTAAAGAAGTAGTACTAGATGCTGAGGTTGTTGATGGACTTCAAAGGGTGACAGCAACAAGTACAAATACTGTCGCTACTATTTATATATCTCTTGGTGTTAATAATACACGGTATACCGTTTCATGTAAAATAACTACCACTGCAGGTTTGCAGTTTGAGCGTTCAGTGTACCTACGCATTAAGGAAAAATAATGTCTTATAACTTTCTTACACTAGTCAATGAAATACAGCGTAGGCTTAATGAAGTAGAGCTAACCTCCGCTAACTTTTCTACGGCTAAAGGATCTTATGCGTTAAGCAAGGATTCTATCAACTCTTCTATTCGACATATTAATCAAGAAGAGTTTGAGTGGCCCTGGAATCATGTTGAGGGTTCAGAGATACTGTTAGCAGGTGAGGTACGTTATAGTTACCCTTATGATGCTAAAACTGTTAACCTAAATACATTTCGCATTAAGCGTGATGCTAGTTTAAACATTGATACTATTAAACTAAAAGTACTTACTTATGAAGAATACCTTGACAAATACGCTGACATGGAATATAACTCTAACTTAGTCGGGATACCAAGGTATGTTGTAAGATCACCTAGTAGGGAGCTACTGTTTGTACCCTCCCCTAATAAGGCATATGAAGTAATATATGAATACTTTACTTCTAGTATTGATCTGCAGTTATATAATGACATCCCCACAATACCTGAACAATATAAACATGTTATTATAGACGGTGCAATGTATTACGCTTATGTATTTCGTGGTGATATGCAATCAGCCAATGCTACCATCAATAAGTTTGAGCAAGGCATTAAGCAAATGCGTACTCTAAATATTAACCGCACTGATTATCTACGGGATACAAGGGTTCACTTCTAATGGCAACAACTTGGCAGACCTTTCCCATTGAGTTTAAAGGTGGGCTTATATCTAATATGAGTGCGCTACAGCAAGGGGTAAATGCTGTTGGTTCCGCTTCTATACTACAGAACTTTGAGCCTTCTAAAGAGGGTGGTTATAAGAAGATACTAGGCTACGTTAAATATGATGACGAACTTGTACCAGGATCAGGGCCTATCACTGGTGTTAATGTTGTTAACGTAGGTGAGGTATTGGCTATTCGTGCTGACGGGGGTGTATCTAAGATATACCATAGTACAGGTACAGGCTGGACACTTAAAGCTACTGCAGCACTAAATGGGGCTAAGGCTAGGTTTGTAGATTATAAATATACTGGTGACGCTAAAGTATTAATCGTTGATGGTGTTAACTATCCTGCTATCTTTGATGATGCTTCTAATACCGTAACTTATATGGCTTCTCCTGCTGAAGTAGAGGGCGCTGCTCATGTGGCTGTCTATAAAGGCACAGCATTCTTCTCTAAGGGTAGCATAGTTTACTTTACTGCACCTTTTACTGACACAGACTTTAGTGCAGCTAACGGTGGTGGACTTATCAACGTAGGCCACAACGTCACAGGACTTGTAGTTTTTCGTGATCAACTTATTATCTTTAGCACTAACAAAGTACAACGCCTTACAGGTACTACATCTGCTGACTTCCAGTTAAGCCCTATTACAGATAGCATTGGTTGCTTAGACGCAGGTACTATACAAGAGGTTGGTGGTGACATCATGTATCTTGCGCCTGATGGTATACGTCTACTAAGTGCTACAGATCGTATTGGTGACTTTGGACTTAACATTGCATCTAGCCCTATCACTAAAGATGCTAATCGTTTTAGTAATAGTGCATCTAACTTTGCATCTATTGTATTACGTGAGAAAGCACAATACCGTATCTTTGCTTATAATGCATCTGAACAGTCTGATATTGCTAAAGGCTTACTAGCAACTAAGTTTTCAGATCAGGGCTCAGCTAGCATTGCTTGGTCTACTATCGTAGGCATTAAGGCATATTGCTGTGACAGTAAGTATACAGAATCAAGTGAACTTGTTATCTTTGGCAATGAGAGTGGTTACGTATATCAGCTTGAGACAGGTAATAGTTTTGATGGAGCCCCTATTGAAGCTATATATGAGTCACCTTATATGCCAGTTACTGACCCACAAGTACGTAAAACATTCTACAAGTTAACTTCTTATCTTGAACCTACAGGGCCTGTCTCTGTTATACTAAATCTTAAGTATGACTTTGGTCGTGTAAGAGGTGAAGATGTAATACAACCTTCATCTGATACTATTGTAAGCACAGGTTCAGGGGTTGCATACTACGGCGAAGCTGTTTACGGAGAGAGCGCATATGGCGGCGACCTTGATGTTGTATATACAAACGTAGTTATTGGTGCAGGAAAAACTGTAGCATTACGTTACGAAGATAACTCAACTAACCCATCTTTCTCGCTGGATACTGCTATCCTAGAGTTTACCCAAAATGACAGACAGTAAGGACTAGAACATGGCAGGTTATACCAGACAGGATACCGCTAACAATATCTCTAACAACAGTGTTGTAAATGCTGATGATTTAGACAGTGAGTTTGACGGTATTGAAAGTGCATTTAATAATACCACGGGCCACGTACATGATGGCTCTACAGGTAACGGAGCCCCTATTACAAAAGTAGGTCCAGGGCAAGATATTATTGTAAGTACATCTGCTGTATTACCTAAGACTACAGCAACACTAGATTTAGGCTCTGCGTCTGCTAAGTATAAAGACCTATTCTTATCTGGCTCTATGTCTATAGCAACCCTTACTACAACAGGCAACGCTATAGTGGGCGGTACACTAGGTGTTACAGGTGCTGCTACATTTAGTGCACCTCTTACAGTAAACGCTTCAACTTCGTTATCAGGATCTCTTAGTGTAGCAGGTGGTGCTAGTATTGATGGTGGCCTAAACATCGGTGCTATTACAATAGCTGAGTATATCAGTGATACTGTAGGCGCTATGGTAACTGGCAATACTGAGTCAGGCATTGTTGTAACATATGATGATGCTGATAATACACTAGACTTTAATGTCAATGATCCTATCATTACCCTTACAGGTGCTGTAACTGGTAACGCTACCATGACTAACTTGGGTAACGTAACGATCAATACTGTTCATACTGCTGATCCTATTATTACACTTACAGGTGATGTAGCTGGATCTGGCACTATGACTAACTTGGGTAGTGTATCATTTGCTACAACTATTCAACCTAACTCTGTAGCTCTTGGCACTGATACTACAGGTAACTATGTATCTAGCCTTGTAGCTGGTACAGGTGTTACACTAGCTAATAACACAGGTGAAACTGCTACACCTACCATATCTATTGGTCAGCCTGTAGCTACTACATCTAATGTAATCTTTAATAACTTAACTGCTAGTGGTACTCTAGGTGCAACAGGTTCAGCTACTCTGGGATCTACTCTTGCAGTAACAGGTAATACTACAGTAGGCGGTACTCTTGCAGTAACAGGTAATACTACAGTAGGCGGGACACTGGGTGTAACGGGTTTACTAACAGCTACTGGTGGAGTTGCAGGTAATGCATCTACCGCATCTAAGTGGGCTACAGCAAGATCTGTTACGTTTGCTACAGGTGACATTACAGGTAGCTTTAGTATTGATGGCAGCGCTAACGTAAGCAATGTTAATCTTCAAGTAATAGATGATAGCCATAACCATATAATCTCAAACGTAGATGGGCTGCAAACAGCGCTAGATGCTAAAGCTGAGCTTGCAGGGTCTGGTAGTCAGAACTTCTCTGCTCTAACACTTAATGCTGGTCAAGTAGACTTTGGTGATTGGACTATTACTGAAACTGCAGGTACTTTATTCTTTGCTACTGGTGGTGTTAATAAAATGAAACTTAATGCTACTGGTGATCTGACTGTTGTAGGGAATATAACAGCATACGGATCAGTCTAATGTCGCCAGTAACTTTAACACATGACGAGTTAGAAGCTATGCTAGACCGTGCGGCTAAACGTGGTGCTACTCAAGCATTGGCAGCTATAGGGTTACATGATGAGCATGCAGCAATAGATGTACGTGAGATGCGTAGCCTACTTGAAGCATGGCGTGACACCCGTAAGTCCATTTGGAATACAACAATAAAGCTCCTTACTGTAGCAGTCCTGACATTTATATCAGGTGCAGTATGGATGACAATCAATAAAGGTTAATAAGCATGGCTAAGAAGTTTGCAGGTTTCACAGATGATCAGGCTATGATCTTATTAAATAAGGTTGGGTTTACTGGTCAGTCCATGCAATCAGATGAGGTTGATGCTTTCCTTGCATCTAACCCTGCTGCACAAGCTAAGTTAGGTAAGTATGCAGCGGCTGCACAGAAGCGCTTAGACATGCTAACTACTCCTACAACAGGTTATGCTGAAGGAGGTGCTGTAGATAATGCTGCTCTTAATGCTGCACAACAAAGGCTGGCTGATGCACAGAATACATTGTCTTCATTACAACAGGCTCTAGCACAAGTAGATCCTACTAACGCTGCTGCATTTAAATCTGCACAGGATAAAGTTAATGCACAGCAAGTTAAAGTAACACAGGCTCAGATGGCTGTTGATTCAGCGCAGCAGTCTTTTGTACAAACAGAGGTTCCTACCGCATCTGAGGCTACAGCTACAGCACTTAAAGACCCACTTAGCATGACTACTACCGCTGCTGTTACACCAATGACAGCACAGGAAGGTCAGACTATTGATCCAACTACAGGACAGCTTACAGGCCCTACGCCCAGCGCTACTGTAACACAGGCTACTACAGCTACCCCTGTGGCTGCACCTACTGTTACTCCTGCTGCTACTATTACATCTGATACTGCTGCTCCTGCTGTTACTGATGCCTTATCTAAAGTAGAAGCTGCTACAGGTATGGTGGGCCCTGATGCTCTAGCTAAAGCAGCTACAATGTCACCTGAAGAACTAACTTCACTTGGCCTTACTGTAGAGCAAATCAAAGAAGCACAAACAGTTAAAGCACCTGCACCACGTACTGTCCAAGAGGGTGAGATGATCTCTGGCTCTGCTGTTGACATGGCTGCTGTAGATAAAGCTGTTAACTTTGAGGCAGCTACTGGTGCACTATCTAGTGCAGGTACAGTGCAAGGACAACTGACTAGCTTGATGCAAGACTTTGAGCGTGATAAGACACCTGCTTGGGCTGCTGGTG